TGAATAAGAAAAAATGAAGCTCTCTCTCATAGCAAGAGTATTCATAGTGGTAAGCGCATTGATTATGCTTACCTTTTTCGCTGTGCAAACAGCGGTGGTCATTGGCTATGCTGATAATTCCTACAAAATCATCCTCTTTGGTTGGTTCTGCGTGATAGCCTTCATGCCTTTCTTCTTCTATGTGATCATAGAGCTGGTGCGCAAGATGCGCTACAAATTCCAAACCATAGAAGATACCCTAGGAGCCATAGACAAGAGTAATGCCCTGGTAGAGTTTGACCTCAACGGCACCATCCTCTCTTGCAACGATATATTTTGCACCACCACCGGATACACCAAAGAAGAGCTTATAGGAAAGCCACACCGTATGCTTCTGCCTTCAAACATTGATATAGATGGATACCGCAGCTTTTGGTACGACCTAAAGAGAGGGAAGGTAAAAAGTGGTGAGTTCCTACGAATAAATAAGCAAGGCCAAGAGTTTTGGATTTACGGCAACTACAACCCCATTCAGAATCCATACGGAGAGACATACCGAGTGCTAAAGATTGCCAGTGACATCACTGAGAGCAAACTGATAGAGATGGAGGTGCATAAGAAGAATGGATACCTAGAACACGCTGCTAAGATTCTACGGCACGATATGCACTCAGGCATCAACACATACATACCACGAGGATTAAGAAGCCTAAAGCGTAGGCTCAACGATAAGCAGATAAATGAGCTGAAGATAGGCTCACCACTTAAAATGATTCAAGAGGGACTCATCCACACGCAAAAGGTGTATAGTGGCGTTAAAGAGTTCACCAACCTAGTAAAAGATGATGCGCAGCTTGATAAAGCACTGTGCAACCTAAAAGATACAATCACCAATTATCTATCATCAACCTCCTACAGCAAGCAAGTGATCATTGAAGAGCTTGGTGAGGTTGAAGTGAATGAGGCATTATTCTGCACCGCTGTGGATAACCTCATCCGTAATGGCCTAAAGTATAACGATAGCAGCACCAAGAGTGTGCGTATATTTAGAGATGGCAATACCCTATCAATAGAAGATAATGGTAGGGGAATGAGCCAAGAGGAGTTTTTGCAATTATCACAGCCCTACACCAGGGGCAAGGATAAGGAGAAAGGCTCCGGACTTGGTCTCAATATATGTATAGCCATCATGAATGAGCACACCTTCAAGGTATCTGCTGAGAAGTTAGAAATAGGAACAAGAATAAACATTGAACTGAAATGATAGATAGCATACTGCTGGTAGATGATGAGGATCTCTTCCACTTAGTTTTTGAGGATGCGTGCAGCCTCCTTGATATGACATTGAGCCTAGAGGCTCTCAACTCCTCGGATGAGGCCGATAAGCTCTTCCGCAAATGGTTTGTAGAAGGGCCGATTGATGAACGCCCTGAGTGCGTATTTGTAGACCTCAACATTATAGGCTCTAGCTTTGATGGTATTGAGCTGATACGCAAAATCAACACCGACTATGGTAATGGTGTGGTGATAGGCATCATCTCCTCATCAGATGACAACCAAGAGATAGAAAAGGCCAAAGCTGTAGGTGCGCAGTTTTGGATCATCAAGAGTGATGAGATAGAGCCACGCCTTGAGGAGTTCCTCAAGGATTACGATGGCTATGTGAATAAATCAGCAGCATTCAAAGTGTATAAATGATAAATCCGAAAGACACGGTTCAGGAGGCACTGCTCAAAGCAAAGGCAAAGAGGGTATACCTAGAGGGTAACCTAGTAAAGATATTGAGCAAGCAGTTCCCAGCCGAGGTTAAGGAATACATTGAAGAGTGCAAAACCAAGGACAAGCAAGCCAGGAAGAAGCGGCTTGATGTGACCAAGCAAGTGCAAAGCCAAAACAAGGAGCTAGCACAAGCAGCGGAGGACAATGAGAAACTGATGGCGGAGTTGCAAGTGGCCCTCAAGGAAGCCGAGAATCTCAGGGATGAAGCTGTTGAAGATTTGGATATGATGCAGAAGCGCACCCAGTTTGAGCTCATAGGGCTTATTGTAAGGGTGGCATTGATAATTATAGTAGGCGTGGGGTTGACTACCACCGTGCTCTATACTATAGCGATGATGGCAAATAAGGACACTACCATATTAGGGAATGCCTGGAGCAACCTATTTGGTATCCTCCTTACCAATAGCTTCAGCATCATAGGAACAATAATGGGAGTGAAGTATGCAACCGAAAAGAAGTGATTGGGCAGATAGCGTGAGAGCGTGGGCAAGTGGCTACAAGGATAGCGTGGCAGTAGATTATGATGCATCTCAAATGCGCTATATATATGTAGCAAAAGGTGAGGAGGGAAACTACAAAGCCTCAAGCAGTGAATATGATGAGCTGGCGCACGCCTTGCAGTATTATATTGTTCCAGCGTTTATAGCTATCATCTTTGCCTATTTGGTTTTTGGTTCATTGCTGATGAATGACAATGCAAAAGCATTGAGGAATGGAGATAGGGGCACTATTTTAGGAATGGTTAACAAAAAAAATAATGAAAGAAGGATTTGATCAATGGCTACAAGAACTAGAAAATCAAGAACAACCGGAGCAATGCTCAATAGACAACCCAGATTGCGAGGCTTGTGGGAGTTAAGAGTTGTTATCGTAATAGGATTAGCATCAATCCTGACAAGCTGTGGTGCGCAGTGGCACCTCAAGCGTGCAATTGCAAAGGATCCGGAAATTGTAAAGGACATGGTGGTAAGGGTGGACACCACAATAATAACGGAAAAGGTAAACGTAAGTGATACCATCCGTATCAAGGAGGTTGACACTATACAAATAGTAAAGAATGGAGTTGTTATTGATATTCAGAGAAGCTATGATACTATCATGGTGGATGTGGAATGCCCTCCGGATACGGTGCGCATCATCAAGGAGGTTGAGGTGCCTCAATACATCCCTGAGAAAAAGAATAAAAATATAGGCTTTGGTGTGGTGCTTGGGTTTATCTTTGCCCTGGTTCTCATTAGTACGATTTTGAGAGTGTTAAGGAAATAAGCATACAAAAGGGCAGCTCCTCGCTGTATTTTTGTTGTTGTTGTGAAGCCCTACCATGAATTTGGTGGGGTTTCTTTTTGGATTAAAATAGGTGACTTATTAACAAAATCGTGTTAATTTTTGTTTTTCTCCTCCTATATATAGGAAGAAAAAGAAAAAAAAACATTTTTAGGTCTGCATTTGCATTTATTTCCCTCTAGGGCCATGGTGCCCCTAGGAGGTAAATAGATGCTTGCATATAAGGCAGAAGAACACCAGCACAAAGTTTTTTATTGTTAATTGTTGTGTGTATTAAAATAATTGTTAGTTTAGTGGTAACGATATAAAACAACGATCATGAAAACGACATCATTTAAAAGAGAGGTATTCTACTATTCAGTAATTGGTACCGCAGCAATCATTTTCACGGCTTGTGTGCTACTTTCTGCACACGTCATAGCACTACTATTGGGAACAACTTTATAAGCGTTTAAATAGCCTCAGAACGCTATACTATTATCAATTGAGGCGATATACAACAACTATGGCAAAGTTAGATTTTGCAAAAGGTGTGAGCGCAGTATTGACTGGCACCACCAACTGGGCACAGCTCACCGAGCAGAGTGGCCCCAATAAGTTCAGCGAGAAATACCAAGTTGAGCTTACTCTTGATGCAGCAAGCATCAAAACACTAGAGGGAATGAAGATTCTCTCTCACCTTGAGATTAAGCGACAAGATGGCTCCAAGAAGTATGAGCAACCAACCGTGCGCTTAAAGACCAACCAACCTCCTCAACTATTTGACACCGCAAGGATGCCGTTCAATGGAAACATTGGCAACGGCTCTACTTTGCGTGCCAAAGCTTTTATTAAGAGTTGGGAGATGGCTGGCAAGAAAGGCCTCACCGCCTACATCAACAAGGGGGTGATATTAGCCCTCAATGATATTGATGTGGCTGATGATGATGAGCTGTGGGAAGATGTGGAACTCACTGCACCAGTGAACAACTCCCAAGCATCAGTGCCAGGCAATAGCACACCTCAAGTATCAACTGCTCCGGAAGTTACTGAGGAGGATGATGATCTGCCATTCTAATGGAGCAGCATCCATTACTTAAAGCGGTTCAAGAATCGTTTGGTATCAATCCCTCTCTACGCACTAGGCGTAGGGAGGTGGTTGATGTGCGCTTTGCTATTATGGTAGCAATGAGGAAGAGGGGCAAGCTCACCTATCATCAGATTGCTAAGATGTTCCAATTCCCTATAAGGGTTGATGGAAAGCTTCTGATGAAGCCTATGAGCCACTGCACGGTGCTCCACGCTATCAAGCAGCATGAGGTGAGGTACCATGAAAGTCCTACGGAGAGGATGTTCATGTACCACCAGTATTGTGAGGTATATGATTTCTGCATCAACTTCCTCAATGATCCTAAGTTTACGCCTACCACGGTAACGGCACTAAGAGAGAGCATATTGCTTGAGCAGATACATCGTAAAGAGGTAGAGCAGAACTTTGACACCTTCAAGGTGGAATCTGCTGAGAAGGTGAAGAGCCTGGAGCAGTACATCAAAAAGATTGATAGAGAGTATGCCAAGCTTTTAAAAGAGAAGGAGCATATCTCAAGAGCATTTAAACAACTGTACAATGAAAAGAAAGCACGCAATGAGCAGATGGTTCAGGAAGCTGGCGCATAAGCGTTACATTGATAGGTACATCAATGAGTTGAGGTGGGATAGCCTCAACGCTATGATCACTGCAAGCAGAACGGAGTGGAATGAATCGGTGATAAAGCTATTGGATAACAATGCACACCTCATCCGCAAATACGAAAGGAGAAGAAGATGGGTAAAGTTTTAGACAAGAAGCAGAAGTTTAAAGATGCCATTAAACTTGTAGCTTTGCTGCAAGCATCTTTGGAGCAGATGGATGAGCTGAAGGGCACAAGGTTCTACAAGCATAAGGTGAAGAACCTGATGAACGGCTTGGAGAAGGAGCTGGAGAAGCTATTGAAGCAGCCGCTTGGTATATTAGATCAGGAAGATCCACAGCTCCTCACTAAGATTCAGTACAATGTGGAGCTTGTCCTTGGTATGGACTTGGAAGAGCTTGCAATGCTTAGAAGTGAAGTTGATCAATTAAGAGATAGTAAAGATGAGTGATAACCGAAAACCAATTTATACTGATGTAGATGGTGGCGTGTTTACCACTGAGGTGATAGATACCGATTATGGTAAGATACCAGTAAGGAAATATTTATATTGGAAATCAAAAGATATGAGTGAGAACCACAAATTAAGGAGCGTGTACTTTTTAGCTACACCCAAGCAAGTAGACCAGCTCATTGAGCACGGTTATAGTATTATCCGGAACGTGAAGCACAAAGTGTATGAGGCAAGGGTAACGGATCAGCAGCAGTTCATCAGGATTGCTGAAGAGTTTGATGTGCATACCACCATGAGTGAGAATGCTCCAAAGGGCAACCTAGAGATAGAGACTACCATTGCCGGTGTAGACTTCAAAGGTGTTCTTGATAAGCTTGATAGATTATGACTGACCAAGAGAAAGCCACAAAGATTTTATTCTACTTATTAGCGTTTACGATAGCGATGTTTGCACTAAGCGTACTGGCTTTGCTCTATGTTTATGCACACCCTACAATAACTTTATAATGAGCTGCAACTGCAATAAGACTATGACAATGATACAGCTATGCCTTAGAGATAGGGATGAGAACGGAATAGAGAAAGATTAAAATGAAACAAGGAAAGACTTGCAGTAAATGCCATACATGGAAGCCCTTGAGTGAATATCATAAAAAGGGATTTAATAGCAGTGGTGCTCAATCATTTAGAGCAGAGTGCCGTGATTGCAAACAAGAATATGATAGGAATTATCCACGAGTAAGGTATAATGATCCTGTATATTGTGTTTACTATTTACCAGCAGAAGATTATGTTGGAATGACCAATAATTTTAACGAAAGAATGAGCGATCATCGCTCAAAGAATGGTAGAGATATTACTGGAGTTATAAAAGTATTTGAGTCAGAATCTTCAGTAGAAGCACATTTAATTGAGACATTATTGCATTCATTTGGTTTTGGTGGTTATCATACTGGTAGATCCAAAGATGATGTAAAAGTCAATCCTCAAATTAAACTTTTTGATATTTTTAAATTAAAACAACAACAATGACAATTTTAGATTTACCACAGCGCAGCCAGGAATGGTTTGAAGCACGCCTCGGTGTCATCACCGGATCAAGAGCAAAGCAAGTATTTGCCAAGAACAACCTCCCCTTTATAGATGAGCTGATAGCAGAACGCCTCACTGGTGTTATCCCTCAATCATTCACCTCAGAAGCTATGAAGCACGGCATCCTCTATGAGCCTGAAGCCATACGAGTGTATGAGGAGACAACAAAGCACTCAGTGGATGAGATAGGCTTCTGCATTCATGATGACCACCCCTTCATTGCCATCTCTCCTGATGGCCTAATAAACATTGATGGTGCCTACAAAGGTGCCGTGGAAGTAAAGTGCCCAAACAGCAAGAAGCACATAGAATATATGCGTATTGGCCGCATCCCAGCGGAGTACAAAGCGCAAGTCATCCACTACTTTGTAGTAGTAGAAGATTTGGAGTGGCTAGATTTTGTATCTTATGATCCCCGAATGCGTACCAAGAAGATACACATTCACCGAGTGACTCGTGATGAGCTGCAAGAGGAGATTGATGCAGCAGAAGCTGCCTACATCAAGTTCTACGATAAGCTAAAGAAGTATGAAGATGGCCTCCTTGAGTGATAAACAAGCAGCAAAATGCTGGGAAGAGGCCAAGTGGTACCTCCAGGTGACTGGCAGAGGCCATATAAGCAGAATGATTGAATACTCAATAAAAAAGAGAGATGGAGATACCAAAGAACCTGAAGGAGCTGAGTAAGCTTGCCGACAAACTGAAAGCTGAGGCGCACCCAATGCTACCCCCTCACGCCCTGGTAAAGAAACGTTTCAAGGATACCACCGCCAACGACCTCACCAAGACCATCATTTGGGATATGTACCACGTTAGAGGTGGCGTTGCATACCGCATCAATAATGGTGCAGTATATGACACCAAGCGCAAGGTGTACCGCAAAGGGGTGCAGCGCAAAGGGATTCCCGACATCATTGGAATCATCAACGGCACCTTCTATGGTATAGAGGTGAAGATTGGTAAGGATAGACAATCTGCTGACCAAAAGGAGATAGAGCAAGAGATCAATGCCGCTGGCGGTGTGTACTTCATAGCCAAATCATACGATGACTACCTGAACAAGCTATCTGCCGCCAATGAATTCTAAGCTAACCAATGGTGCTGTATCAGAGCTGAAGTGTGCCGCCACACTTTTGGAACACGGCTGGGCCGTAGCATTTCCCTTTACTCATGAGAATCCTTGGGATCTAATCATCTACAAGGAAGGTACCAGCAGAACGGTGCAAATTAAAGGAGGCACCTATGCTGAGAACACCTACACTGTGATAAAGCATGATTTTGACATCTATAAAGATGTGGACTACATCATCCTTCATGACCGCATCCATCAGAATTGGTTTGTATTCACCAAAGGGGAGCTTACCAACCGCAGAACGATAACACTCAATCCGAACAAACTCACTCAACAGCTAAACAACTGGAGGCGTATTAAATGAAAACAACAACAATAGCAAAGAAATACATAGCCCACGGATTCTCACCAATCCCCCTCATTGATGGAGAGAAACGCCCAAGCATCAGGAACTGGCAGCAGTACGGCATAGAGCCTATGGGACTGCAAGAGGCCGAGGAGCTATTCCAAAATACTGGAAGCATTGGTCTAGTGATGGGCTTTGATGGCATCCAATGCCTAGATATAGATGCTAAGCACTTCAAAGGGGATGAGTATGAAACCTTCTGCAAAAGATTAGAAGAGGAAGCCCCTGAGATAAAGAGCAAGATGATCATCCAAACCACTCGCTCCGGAGGATACCATTGGATATTCAAGTGCAACGATATTGCTGGCAACCAAAAGCTGGCACGCAACATTGATGGTGAGGTGACCTTTGAAACAAGGGGCAAGGGTGGCCAAATAGTCACCTACCCAAGCAAAGGATACAAGATACTCGGAAAGATTACTAACGTGCAACGTATCAGCCCTACGGAGCGTGATGTGATCTTCCGAGTAGCTCGCACCATGGATGAGATGCAAAAAGAGGTGGTAGTGGAATCCAAGCGCATAGGTGACCAGCAAACCAAAGACCATACCCCTTGGGGAGAGTTTAGAGCCAACCACACCGCACTAGACATCATCCAAAGGTATGGATGGAAAGTGGTAGGAGAGAGCAGCAAGTACATCTACCTACTAAGACCAGGAAGCACCGACAGCAAGACCAGTGGGGTGATATTTAAGGACACTGAGCTCTTTTGGCCGTGGACTACCTCTACCGACTTTGAGGCTGAGATGCCCTACGATGGATTCCAATGCTTCACCCTATTAGAGCACGGTGGTGATTTTGACCGAGCAATACAAGATATAAGAACGCAAGGCTATGGGAAGCGGTATGAACTCACCGCACCCAATGACTTTAACATAGACCTAGATGATGAAGAAGTACAAGAGGAGATGGGCCAGCTATTGGCAAAGCTTAGGGTGGACTCTACTATTGAAATATCACAGCCCCCTAAAGCCCTTGAGATATGCTTTGGGCAGAAGAGCTACATCATTGGCTCACTGGGCAACTTCTCAATGGTTCAAGGTAAGGCAAAGAGCCGCAAGAGCTTCTTCCTCTCTGCGCTCACAGCATCAGCCATTACGGATCAAATGGTTTGCGACCACCTCAGAGGGTACATGGCTGGCAGAAAAGTCATATACATTGATACCGAGCAAGGGGAGTTCCATGCCGCCAAAGCAAAGAAGAGGATCCACGAGATGGCACACCTACAAGGTAACATCAACTATGACCACTTTGAATACCTACAGCTACGGAGCTTGGACACTAACGCACTCCGACTGGCAGCAGTAGACTACCTATTCCGAACGGAGGAGAACATCGGCTATATGGTGATTGATGGTATTGCCGATATAGCAAGCAAAGGAGTGAACGATGAGGAGGAGGCTACCACCATAGCCTCCAAGCTGCTCAAGTGGACAGCAGACTACAACTGCCACATCACCGTGGTATTGCACGAGAACAAGCACGATAGGAACGCCAAAGGCCACCTTGGCCAGTACCTGGTGCAGAAGTCAGAAACGGTGCTATCCGCTAAGAAGAGTGAGAATAACAAGGACATAACGGAGATAACACCGGAATACACAAGGAATATTGAGCCGCCAAGTGTAGAGATGACCATCGGAGGCTTTGACCTTGTAGAGTTCGCAGAGGTTGAGGTTGATGAGTTCTACAACCGCACAAGAGTGTGGACTGATGAGGATCAGCAGCGCATAGTCACCAAGATTGTAGGTAAGAGCAAAGGGGATGCCGCAGCCTTCATTAGAGATACTGAAGATTGTAAGAAGAAAGATGCCGATAAATTACTAGCTTTAATGGAGGATAACGGCACTATACACTGGGAAGGTAAGCGGCCCAAGTTTGTTGCCCTAGGGAAAGATAATAAAGGGATAGACCTATGATAGACCTCCAAACCAGGAATAAGATAGCACAGCTCATCGTTGATATGGCTGTAGGGGAAAGCAAGCCAGTGCGCAAGCAAGAGATGGTGCCCCTAATCAAAGAGATAAACAACACGCCACTCATTGGGCACGCTGTACGCTTGGTACATGACCACCGCACCAATGAGGTTACACATATTAAGAAGTATCGTAAAACCGCCATAGAGAAAAGAGTAGATGAAGCGCAAGTGT